TTCGCCCAGAAGTCGGCGTGAGAATACGTGGCACTGGGCAAATAATTAGACACAACAGCGCCTCCGTAATACCACCTCGTTTGAAAATTCCCTGTGGCGGAATATTTTGTGGATACGTCAATAACCATGGCCCTATAGTTCTTGCTAAAGCCACTATTGCTATAGTTGCTGTTGTAAGACCAGCCTCCCTGATAGCCATAATGCACATTCTTTGCATTGGCTGTATTGGGAGACCTATAATACTCGCTGAGGCTAATAGGTTTAGACCCCCCAAACTCATTTTGCAGTTGTAAGAAACTAATTGGTTGATTAGCTGCGGGTAAGGCCATGTCAGTTTCCTTTTAGCTCGTCTATCTGTACTTGCTGCTCTTTGATTGCTTCGATGAGAATGCCGACTATATTTCCATAGTCAACAGTAAGACGCTTGCGGCCACCCTCTAAAGTAATGCCGTTTTCGTCTAGTTGTTTTTCTTCGTTCTCGCGCACAACTTCGGGGAGCACTTTTTCTATCTCCTGTGCAATAACGCCTGTCCTGCGAACTGCGTTTTCTTCTTCACCAAGATCATTGCGGTTGTAATAAACACCGCGCATATTAGTGACCTTTTCCAAAGCACCGTCAATCGTTTCGACATTGTCTTTAATGCGCGCATCAGAGTACGCAGTAATGTTACTTGCTGCTGTGATCGTGCCGCCAAAATTGGCGTTGTTGGTGGTCATACTGATATAGAACGGCCAATGGCCGTCTTGTTGCGCGTATGTCGTGCTATCCGTCGTAGTCGCGCCTAGTATATAGAATTTAGCATCGTTAGTGTGCAGATGGGTGCCGCGCTGATTGGTATCTCTTAAATTTATAGTTGGCGACGCATTTCTTATAGTTAGTTGGTTAGATTGCGTAGAGGAGCTAGTGATAACACTAGAGGGAAGCGAATAATTATTTGCGCCAGCGGCCACGCCAAGAAAAGTTCTTATAGCTGCGGCAGTGCCGTGGCGAATATATCCGTCATTTCCTGTTTCAACACAAACTTGCGTAACACCACTCGACACAGTATTGGGGGTAGTATTGAAGTAATTCGCCTTTATATACCCTGCCGAGGTTCTTTGAACCACTGAACTGTTGCCAGCGTCAGAACTAACTGTGTAAGGAAATTCATAGGGGTCAACAGTGTCAGGGGGTGTAACCCAAGACATAGTGCCATCGCCATCAGATCGTAAAAACTGCGTGTTGGTTCCGTTGCCTGATACGTTTAGGTGTAAAGCGTCAATACTATTAGCTACATAGTGTTCAGAATCTATAGCATCGTCAGTAATCTTACTACCGTCTACGGAATCGTCTAATAACTTTCCATAAGGGAGGTTGCCAGATATGGTGTCTTCGACAGTATCAAACCCCGGTGTCTCTCCCACCAGTGTAATTACCCAGCCGCTTGCGAACTCAGCAAGAACTGCGCTGTGTCCGACCATTAGGTTGAAAATACCTACTTTCGGGTAACTCCAAGTTGAATCAACCTCTCCTATCCATAGGCAATGGCCCGTCGAGTCATTGCCAAAACGGACTGTGTAATCTCGACCTGTAGCTGCGGACAGTATAGTGACAGTTTGGTTAGTCCATTTCAGCGTGCCACTGCTGTTATATGCGTATCCTGAAATACGCAGATTAACGCTCTCTCTGATGGTATAGTCAAAAATATGTACTTCAAAACTTATCATTGAACTATTGTTCACAGTTGCAATGGGTAGCTTTATCTTAAACGCTCCGATAACACCAGATGGAGAACCTGTATACAGTCCTCCTCCGGGGGCGGGGATTCTACCAGTAGTAGTGCCTGAATCAACTACATAGAAAGATTTACCACTACTGAACGCAAGGTCTGCACTTCTTGTTTGAATGCCTGTAGTTCTTAGTACAGTAGAGTCAACAGCAATATCATTTGCGCTAGCAGTAATACCTGAACCACCAATGACGTTTAGTGTTGCAGCACCTGAAGTAGCTGTTCCAGTCAAACCTGTACCCGCAGTTACACCAGTTATGGTGCCTACGTTAGCTGTGTACAGGCCAGCATGATCGCCCCAGCCGTAAGCAGTGTTCCAGTTAGTGGAGTTGTCTGTAAAAGGCAAAGAGTACTCGGTATCCGTGAACAAAGCACCGGATGGTACGTTAGTCAAAACTTGCGAGGATGTTGCATAAGCACTAGCCGCAGTGGTCGCCGCTGTGCCCAGCCCTAATGTAGTTCTTGCAGCCGCAGCGGTAGCATCGTCAATCAGACTTAGTCCGTAGGTACTTACAGCGTTTGAATTGAGTTTGGTGCCAATCGCGGTGGTTATTTGTGAGCTAACAGATGACGTTGTCGCATACAGGCCAGCATGATTGCCCCAGCCATGAGCAGCGACTGCTTTAGCGCCATCAGCCGCTACATCACGACCATCGACATTGCCGCTAACAACTATATTGCCAGTAACGTCTATGCCTGTGTCATTCACCACTAGCCTATTAGTACCGCCAATCTCAATGTCCAGCTCATTTTCGACAGCGCTAGCTCTAATACCGGGCCGATTAGCGCCAGCTCCCCAATACAAATAGTCGCTTTCCTGTAAGTCTATTCCGCCCGTAAACGTGTTAAGTCCCGACCATGTGTTGGCACTTGGGAGCAGCGATGCCCCTGACCCGAAGGCCGCCCCGTTAATATACAAGCCGTCAGTGCTATCTACTTTTATAAGCTCAGCAGTGCCCGACACTTTAAACTCTGTATTAGTGACCTTAACTCGCTCGGTGATGCCGGTTCCGATAAGCAAAGTATTCGTCATTGAAGACGTGCCGTCGAGGTCGCCTATAATAGTGTTGTTAGAACCAGACGCTAACTGCGCCCCAGCACCATAACCAATTCCTATGTTGCGGGAGGCGCTAGAGTTTGTAAGCGCGAATGTCCCAACAGCGGTTGATCCGGAGCTAGCCGTACCGTTTTCTAAAGCGTCGTAGCCGATTGCTACGTTGTTAGAACCTGTAAGGTCTTGGCGCATGGCTTTGTAGCCTATAGCGGTGTTTGCGTTGCCAGAGTTGTGAAAACGCAAAACATCATATCCAAATGCTGTTGTACTACCTGCGCTTGAAGAAGATACTGCGGAGGCTTGGCTGCCGAAGACAGTGTTGCTAGCTACCTGATTTGCGCCGTAGTTTCTAAATTGACCCCCACTACCCATTAGGGAATTTGTAGTTACAGTCCCAGAAAAAACGCTGTTGGCGCTAACCGTAAAACTCCCAGTTACGTCTACACTAGTGGCGTCTACCTGAAGTATACTAGTCTGTACCCAAGCCGTGCTGCTCCAACGCAGTGTGTTATTCGCCACGGTGCCGTCTGCTATCTCAGGGTCTAGCGACGCGGAGCTTAGGCTACCGTCAGCGTTGACCGTTACGTTCCTTACGCCTGTACCTACTAAAGTACTAGAATGTACACTAGTAAATTTGCCAGCCGCAGCGTTTGTCGCGCCTACAGTGGTGTTGTTTATGCTTCCGCCCGTTATAGCGGCGGAGGGAGTGGCGACTGATGAAAAACTACCTGCCGCTGTTTGACTAGCGCCAATAACTGTACCATCTATCGTGCCACTTGTTATAGCTACGTTGTCTGGCGGCGTTAAACCAGCTTTAGTAAGGCGAAGCTGCACAGGAGAAAAAGCGGCCCAAGCGCGGGCATCGGTGTCGTCTTGCCCACGCACAATGGATATAACATTGCCAGTCCTAGCAGTTACTTTTACAACTTCCCAGTCAGTTTCTCGCCCCGAACCAGCGTCAACCTCGGTAATCGTGAGAAAGTAGTACTCGCCGGTAGCAGGTTGGGGAAAGCCTGTAGCGCTGCCAAGCGTCATAGAAGTAGTGCTGACGAGCAAAGCGCCTTCTGTAAAACTAGATGCGTTGTTGGAGAATATTTGTCCCATAGCTTAAATCTCTTTTATCTTAAAGATAATTTCGTCCTGTAATATTCGTCCATCTGCGGTGGTTACGTCCATTTGCATTTTGTACTTAACCCCTGCCGTACCGCTAGAAACATAAAACCTAACGCGAGGGTCTATTACTGATACTTCGTCTATAACTAGTCCAGAGGGTGATACTGATGGCGTCGCAGTTGATACGTTATCGCCGTCAGTTAAGAAATCTTTATAGTCAATAGTATACGAAAGCCTTTCTGAAGGCTGCTGTGTCACGGTGCCGAGTTTCATGCGGCCCTCCTAAATGTATCTGGGGATGAAGTTCTACTTAGTATGCTAGTGTACGGTGGTCGTACAAAATAAGATAGGTATGGTGGTCTTACAAACGTAAACGCGGGCTTATCGCGGGAAGCCGGGTTAGTGCTAGGAAAGGCGTATATGCCGCAATTGGCCGCCACTGTCTCAGTAATACCGTCGTGTATGTGGGTGCCCACAGGAACCAACTCAGCCACTGCTGGAACGCCGACGAATACAGGTGCCAGAACCCTCGTAGCGTTAGCAGTTACGTAAGCATAAGCCCAGTACGGCGTCCACTCTAAAATTCCGAAGCCGTAGTACCGCAAATCAAGCATACAGTGTGTGATTCTAGTGCCAGTAGGAACAACCTCAGCCGAACAAGTAATGTCATCAGGGAAACCAGACTGAATATACGCACCGGCGGCTTCTATACCCGCGCTACCGCCGCAGGTTGCTTCGGCAGTGATGTGCATATATGTTATGTCAGCGGCCACGGCAGCGGTGCCTTCACTGGTTATGTCAGCAATGTAAAAATTAACTGTTCTAGTAGGCGCAGAAGTACTATCAGCCGTGCCGCTCGTAGACGAAGCAGCTATATGGATGCGCGTTGCGGCGGCTGTTAATAACCCTGACCCTAGCGATGACGGCGCTTGACCGTGAAAAATGTGAGAAATATTGGCTATTATAGAGGCTGGCGCAGCTACTTGCGCGTACGCCAAAGACCTCTGATACGGCCCAAATTCTATAACTACTAAGGCGTCGGAACCAACTTCCAGAACTGGTGTTACTACTCTGCTGGCAATAGCTTCTATAACAGCGGTGCAAGTTATCGGCCCGTCTACCTCGAATTGCCCTGAGTTAAATGCGTATGCAAGTATCTCGGCTGACCCTAAAACTGAACTTTCTATAGCATGGGCTTTAGTACCTACGGCAGTCCCCTCCGAGTACCCCACTAATGTAATAGAAGGAAAGACAAAGCGAGTAATACCGCTATCTGGTAGTAGTATGCTCGCAGGGGCTGTAATATAGGCGAAGCCGTCGAGCAAGTTGTTTACTGTAGCTTCGACCCGCACTTCCGCGCCACTGTCTGTACTTATTAGAGTCCTAGCGTTTCGTACTACAAAGCCTACGTCGCCTAAAGTAACAGTGGCGGTTGCTGCTACAACCGTATATGCGGAGGTTATTTTGGTGGCGTTAGGAACAATCGCAGCGGTAGCGTTTACCTCGCTAAAGCCAATACCGGCGGCTACAATTGATGTTGTGGCAGCAGTACCTTCAAAACCTATAGAGACTGGTATTACGCGCACTATTAAAGCTATTACAGTCGCGGTAGCTATTACTTCGCTGCTAGCGGTAAGTAGTGAGCCAGAAATAACGCGTATTACCGCTTGGCCCAACACCTGTGCCGCGCCGTGATGCGTATGAAGCGGTTGAGGAATTATTAAGGCGGTAGCGTCTACCTCGCTAGAGCCAGACTCTATAAAATTAGCGGTAGCGGTTATTTGTGCAGATGCCGCGACGGTAGCGCCGCCTAATATACTAAACAGCGAGCGCGAACCATTAACTACTACACTGTTTAGTGTATTTAAGTTCATGCTATTTTCGCCTCAGCAGTTGTACTAGCTAAGCCAGTTTAAAATAATAGGGCGGGCGTTGCGCGCCGCCCAATTTAACTGCTATTAGGCCAAGGTAACAGTAATAGAGTTTTCACCAAAAGACAAAACGTCGCCCGTAAGCAGTGTTTTCTCGGTAGCGAGTAGGGAGTGAAATAGCAAGTTTGCGCTCGTTGAATTCCCGTCAAAAATACCGATGCCTTTGATTGTTACGCTAGCAGCGCCGTTGTTTGCTGCAAAAGTAATTACCTTCGCATTACTAGTACTACCTTGCGTTGCGTTGGGAACCTCCCAGCCAGTTACGGTTGCCGCGCCAGTAGTCCCGTTGCCGTTTGCTGCGTCCACACGCCCGTAGTTAGACCACTGGCTAGTGCTAAGTACTTCACCCGTGGGAGTCCCTAGAACATCAGCGGGGGCTACAGTAAACAACCCTATGTATATTGACGTTGGCGAGGCGTAGGTGTCTTGACGGAAAATATGGTTTAGCAGGCGTGTTTCTAAATAGTCTGAAAATTTAGCCATTGTGTTACTCCTAAAAGGTTATTGTTAGCCAACGGCTGCGCTTGACGCAGTGTTAGGGTTATTAGGTGATTTAGGGCCAACTTGAATAGTTGCCGAAATCTCAAGGCCAATAGCGTTGGCGAACGCTCCATAGTGCGCTTGGGCGCGCTGCGCGTTGCCCGCATACTCACTATCTTTCGTATAAGCTCTATACATAATATAGTCTTGGATTATGTTGCCATAAATATCTGGCACGTCCAAGGTGCCCGATACGTCGCTATATAGTGAACCTGCTATCGGCTCAGCTATGTCCTGTGGGTACACGGAGTAGACCAAATCAACTTTTGACGTTGTTAGAGCTGGGGGGTATACATAGTACACAGTAGGGTCTCTAGGGTCATACATATAGTGGAGTAGTTCCTGCTGTCCGGTAATATCATGCCAGCCGGGAGTTTGGGCGTCCAAAATCTCTCGGTTAACCAAACGCATAGACTTTTTACTGTTAGTGGTGCTGTTGCGGATAATCTCAATAAGTTTAGAGCCGTCGGTTCCGGGCAAAGTTTGCCGGGTGCCCGCTACCAAAGAGGCGGTAATATTCCTTACGAGCGCGTCAGGGCGATACAAAGCCACTTCGCGTTGCCCATCATTTAAGTACCGCACTAGTTCTTCAGTAGGCCAGCGTACAGAAGTGCTGTCTTGTAGAATGTCGATACACCGCTTAATTATACTTTTTGCTGCTAAAGCCATGAGACTACCTCACAAAAGGCCGTGGTTTTACATCTAAAGAGCCGACTACGCGGCCCATGTTGCTCTCTACCCGTGCTTTATGGCACTCCATGCTCGCTTGTTTTTCATGGTACATAGCCGCCATTGGGTCGCTAAACGCTTGCCCCGTCAACGACATGATGCGGGATAACGCTCCGTGAACTATACCATCCATCCAGTAAATGTACAGCTCATCAGCGAAAGATGTAGCGTCGCGCTTCGGGCGAACTACCAAAGACATGGTAATAGAATAAGCATCGTCAGGTGTGCTATACAAGTTTAGCTGTAGTTCACCCGCGTCTTGCGTTATAAAATAACGAGTTGGCTTAGCTTTAGAACTGGCAACTGTGGGCAGTTTTTCCCTAGGTAACGGGCTAATCTCCACGTCGTCTATTTCTAGGCTTATAACGCGCGAAAAGTCACTGCCTTGTGGCAAGTCTAAGTCGTAAGTGGCTTGGTTATCGACCGTGAACTCAGGGTCTGGCGTAAACCTCAAGATGGTAGACTTCTCGCAAAAGTATATTGCGGAGTCCACAAGCGCCTGTTCTGCAAGCGAAGTAGGGCAAGCCGTTACGTAAGGCAGTACTCTAGGTAGAAATTCTGCTAATGCTTTCATACCTTAATTTACTCTGACGCAGCCATATAAGCAACTTCTTCAGAGATCATTTTTAGCTTTTTTAGCTGGGGCTTTGGCTTTGACTTTAACTTTGGGTTTAGCTTTGGGTTTTTCCGCTACACCGACAGCTATGCTTGCCTCTCGTTCCGCCAATAATTTAAGGCCAAGCTCATTAAGCTCAAACGCTTTGTTGTCGATCAAAGAGCCTATATATTCAGGCTTGCCGTTGTATTCAATACGGAGTTTATTGGCGTCGGCAAAGCCGCCTAGCTCTTTACACAATTCTTCAGGGGTCATACGCTTCTCCTATGCGAAAAACTGCGGGGGGATTACCCCCCGCAAGTTATTCAACTATCGCTATTTCTAAAGAACCTTAGCAACAATCAACGCTTCGTTCTTAACCACTTTGCGACCATATACTGCCAATCCGCGAACGATGTCGCCAAAGTCAGTTTGGTTGCGCAGAGGCTCAGTCTTGCTGATTGTCATTGCGAACGAGCAAGCGTGCTTAGTACCTGCAACCATAGTCCTACGTGCCAATGCGTCCGTCAATGTCGCGCCGCCAGAAGTGGCGGATAGGCCGGGAACCAACGCCTTAGCGGCAGCGCCTTTAGGTAGGAGATTAGACACATAAACCGTAAAGCGGTCAAGCATACCGATTTTGCCAGTGCGGATAATACTAGAGCTGTCACCAGTAAAGTACGCCTGTGCAATATTGGTCTGCATCA